ACAGTGATAGTGCCTGCTGTCGCGTTGGTTACACCAGTTTGGATAACAATATCGACATGGGAGTAGTTTTCCATCGAGAAACAAACCATAGACGCACCGGACGCGGTGTCAACATCGATGGGAGGAAGAATATTTACAATATGACAAGTTTCTGCTAAGTTAAGACCTTTCATGAGTTACCTCCTTAAAATTAAAAATTAAAAGCCGGAATAATCCGGCCTGTCGCTATGCTCTTTCAGCCAAAGTTACATACGGGCTCAATGTATCAGCTGTACTTTTGTAAGGAGTTAGGACAGATTTCCAAATGGGCATCCCGTTGAGACGGTGTACGAAGCGGAATGTTTGTTCGGAATAAAGAAATTTAACGTGAATTGATTGATCGCCCTTCATGGTGCCTTTATCAATAAGCAGATATTCGTTTAAGTTTGCAAGCAAAATATCTCCCAAATCACCAAGCTTACTACACTGCTCCAGAACAATTACAGGCCTACCAAAGAGGGTAGAATACTGATTGCCTGAAATACCGCCAGCAGGCATATAAACAGGAACCCCACCGGTCCCCACAGACATCGCCATAGCAAATAACTGTGGTTCAACATTCTGACCTATATACCAGACGGCATTAGAACGGGAAGGAGAATACATTCTTGTCCACATCTTCAAAATATTTTCAAATACGATTGTATCGGCAGCCTGGCCCGTTTCCTTCGCTACTGAAACGAGAGCAGCAGAATTCATCAGACCTAAATTCTGTCCCACTCCGGTTCCATTAATGATGGCATCATCGATTTTAAAACCAAACTCTTCAGCAAAACCTTGTGATACTACTGCGCCAAGTGCTGCGCTATCTTCCAGCAGTTCATCAGTGGCATAACAAATGCCCATCAGTTTCTCTAACTGCATTTCGATTCTGGCAAACTTTGGTTTGCTTGCAGTTACGGTATCAGCTTCATCAGCCCAATAAGCACGGATGCCACCCCAACGTGAGCCGTTTGCCCTGGCAGTTTCGTCAACGGTATTGATTTTGATACCATTAGAACCGGCGCCAATCGGGATTCTGCGACATTTGGAGGCCAGGACTCCGGTTTCATATGTGCGTTTCAGTAATTCAGAAGTGAAGCCCTGGTCAACCAGAAAACCACCCTCGGAGGGAACTGATTCGTTTGCACCATCGGCAGCATTGCGGAATAAGCGAGGATCTGTGGAACCTCCGGGGATACCGGCTTGCACAACTGCTTTAAGTTGGTCGCCAAAATTATCCCAGGGCTTGTCCATGATAGCAGGCCGGGTATAAATCGGGCTATTGACCGGGGTATTGGCGATTGCTTCGGCAGCAATACGGTCGGATTCCATTTGGTCAAGCACCTTTTGTGCTTCGATCTTGGCTTTCAGGGCATCCACATCAGCCATCTTTGCTGTGATATCCTCGGCTTTGGAATCAGGGTTTTCAATTATAGCTTTGATTTCGGCTTCCATTAAAGCCATTTTTGCTAACAATTTCTTCAATTTGGTTTTCCTCCTTATAATAAAAATAGCTCTAAGGACTTTGCCTTTAGAGCCAACTTTGCTTTGAGTACGTCGGTATTGGGTTCCGGTTCGGCCCGGACCCGCTTTCGGGTGAACTCTGCCACCTTCTTCATCGTTTCGGTGGCCGTATTCATTACTGCATGTCTGCTGAAATCCAACACAGAATCAGGCGCCGGTGTTTCAGAGTAAAGCATGCCATCGGCAAAACCTTCTTTGATCGCTGTCTTGGCGCTCATCCAGGTTTCATCATCCATCATAGCGGCAATCTTGTTTCTGCTCTTATTCGTCTTGAGCTGATAAGCATTAATGATAGTTTCCTTCACGGCATCAAGCACATCAGCAGTGTGCCGCATTTCCCGGGCATCGCCTGCCGCCATCGTAAGAGGGTTATGGATCATAAGTATGGCTACAGGACTCATGTGGATTTCCCCGCCTGCCATGGCTATCACAGAGGCCGCGGACATGGCTTTACCATCTACTTTGACAGTGACTTTTCCCCGGTGCTCCATCAGTGCGTTATAAATGCCAGCTGCAGCAAAAACGTCTCCGCCATATGAGTCCACCCAAACAGTGATATCTTTTCCTTCGTGTTCAGCGAGTGCTGATTTAAAGGCATTGGGGGACGTGGCCGGCATCCCAAACCATTCATACAACCAGGCATCATCATCGCTGACTATATCTCCTTCGATGCGGAGCTCAATGCTTTCCGGCTCGGTTTCTGTGGCAGCATTTTTTATAAAGTTCCAATATCTCAATTACTCGTTCCTCCTTCCGTTAAAAATGAGCAACAAAAAAGCACCCTTAAAGGATGCTGAGTTGTTGTAGTTTGGTTTCTAGGTATTGTCCTATATCTTTAATTGTATAAGGGATCTCAATTAGTGGTATTCCGTTGTTTTTGCAGTAATCTCGTTTTATTTGGTCCCTACCTTGCTGGCTTTTCAAGCTCTTGATTCCGCCGAAATATTCAATACAATTATAATGTTGTTTCCCATTATATTCTATCAAACTAACAATATTGTCATCTTCAATAATAGCAAAATCAAAAATTAATGATCTTTTATATCCACATTTTTTATTTCGATATTGAGATTTAAAAGAAATATTATTTTGTGTTAATACTTTACATATTTCTTTTTCTCCCTTGCTTTCCTTACACTTTGGACATCCATTACCTTCAAAAAAACCCCGTGGCACAGCATTGAATATGTGACCGCATTGATTATGCTTAATTTTTACTTTCTTGTCCCTACCATCATATTCACTTAAAACAGTAAACTCATTATTGGTAAGTTCTTTTATAATTTTAATGAATTCATCGTGACTTTTCTTTGGCGTTCCGTAACATTTAGGACAACCATAACCTCGTAATAAATTATTTGGTCTAGTGTTAAATTCATTACCGCAATCATTATGCCTTATTAATACTTTTGTATTAGATTTTATATATTTCCCGATAACAACATATTGATCGTTGTAAATGGACTTAATCTTATCCCTAAACTCTTTATCTGTCATACCTCTACTTGTTCCAAAGCACTGGGGGCATCTAGTTCCACCTAGAAAATGATTTGGGGTAACAGTATACTCAACGCCACATATATTATGTTTTACTAATATTTTAGTGCCGGTGTTTTTATATTCCCCTAAAACAGAATATTCCTTATTGCAAAGATTGCTTACCTCATTTACAAATTCTTCATGTGTTTTTTTACGCATAATAAAAATACCTCCTTAGTATTTCATCCTGTTTATCATATTGAGGCCGGTCAGGAAAACCGTTTTAACAAGGTCATGACTCCTTGTGCCTCAACACCTAATTATAACATATTTAATACTTATTTACCAGTATTATTACCTTGTGTTTGTGCCGGCTCAATCGGCTTTCCGGCTTCGTGCATGTTCAGTGGTTCAAGGTATATATCCCCCGCTTTGCCGATACTGTTGGCATTTTCAAAGCGGCGAATATCATTTACTGACCACCACCCCCACTGCCTGCCTACAGCGTAAGCGTTGGCCCGGCTTTGCGAGTCGCCTCTAAGCAAGGAATCGACTTTGAACTCTGCATATATCCCATGTAGGCGTTCTTGTGGTGTCAGGAGTTGCATATTGATTGCCTCCTCCCACCTGCGCAGCCATGGAAGGATTGCATATACCACAAACTGTAAACTCAAATTTTCCACATTGCTAAATGTCGCATGTGATAAGTCCTGAATTAAGTGCATGGGCACCCGATAGATACGCGCGATATCCTCAATTTGAAAATGTTTGTTCTCGATCAGCTGCGCATCTGCTGGCTTAATAGTCAGTTCTTTTACCTTGGCACCACCCTCGACGAGTAAAGGCTTGCCGACGTTCCCTAGTCCTGCCTGCGCTTTGGTCAAGTCAGCTTTTAGTCTGTTATAGGCTTCTTCGCCAAGTTCGCCCGGGTATTCAAGCGCTATGCTCGGGTTCATGCCATTTTTATAAAAGCTGATACCAAAAGTCTCATAGCTCAGACCTAATCTGATAGCGCTGGCAGCGTACTCAATCGGTGACAGCCCAATCGTGCCATCGTATGACAGTCCCGAAATGTGAAAGACCTGCTCCCGTGTGAGAATCCTCTCCTTGGTGTCGCCCCTGATCTTGTATATCAGCTTGCCGGTGTCTTTGTCGCGCTCGATTGTGACCATGCTCCACGGGTAAGGGTACAACCCCACTAATTCACCCTTGCTGTTAAACAATTTCTCGCAGACAGCATTGCCGCCTAAATTTAATGCCACCATACAAGCCTCTTTAAAGCTGAATGGTGACATTTCAGAGTTTGGCACGTTATGCAATATGTCGTATATCTGCAGGTCTGTTACAGATTCACGGTCCCCAGAGGGCAGTTTGCGGTAAAGCATGACAGGCATCGAGGCCAACGTTTCAGACAGGACGCGGACGCAGGCGAATACTGCAGAATATTTCATTGCTGATGTGGTTGTTATGGGGATCTGTCCATTTATCATGGGTATGTCGTCCCCCGTGAGAAAGCTGCGGATCATATCGTCCCAGGCACTGCCCATGATCTTCTTGCCTAACCAACTTCTTATTTTCAAATTCTCACCTCCTTATAATGACCTCATACCACGAATGGAGTACACATTCTCTTTTTTAGGTCCTAGTTTTACATATAAGTAATGAGCATTCATACATGCGGCTGCCGGATCAATGTTATCGTATGATTTCCCCTTATCAAGCATCATATTTTTCTGAGGATTAACCACGATTAACGCATTACCAAAAGCCCATTGTAAAACTGGATCGTTTTCGTGGATTATGGCCTTTGCATAGGTCAATTCTCGGAAATCTTTTGTAGGTTCATGCAGACTTGGAATACCTTGACGAACTTCAAGAATGTCCTCATCCTTTGTTTTGCCCCTGTCGGTTTTTAACCGATTGCAAAATTGAGTTGCATTATACAAGTCGAAGCCGAGGTTTTTCCATTGCCATTGATTTTTCTCCATTTGTTGGAATATATATTCTTCCATGTATCTATCATCAAATACCTCACCAGGGGTAACGGTTATATATCCTTGTTTTTTCCACACATCCCAGGGCACGCGCCTATCTGACATGCGTTTGAAGTATGCGGATTGCGGCATAAATGAATGCTGCTTGACAGCAATGGCAATATTTACAATTTGCTCTTGTTCGTCAATAATTACTTTTCGCTTGAGGTTTAATTCTCTTATATCAAAGTGAAAAACAACGCTTGCAAGGTCAAGTTTACTGGTTAAGTCAACACCAATTCGGCAATCAAATCCGGTTAAATCAGGGAAAGGAATTTCTTTTGATGCTCCGCAGCCTTTCCACTTCGCAAGGTTCATATAACCCATGACCTTGTCTTCGCACCAGACATTCATGGTTTTAGTGAGAAAGTCACGCATCTTTTCGGGCTTATCTTGCGCCACCTTCAGTTCATCGCGGATAGATTCAATGCCTTCAGATATTTTACAAACTATTGGATTAGATTTAGGCCATACTTTTTCGTCCTCAATATCATCAATTAATTCCCCTTCATCGTCCTTATCCAGTTCGTTTATCATCACGAAATAACGATCATTTTCTATTACATTATCAGGGTCCAATATGGCTGATACATACCGATATTCTTCTTTATAGCAGGGAAAGTTAAGTTCAAAACCTGCTGTTGTGATAATTGTTAATAATGGTTGTTCTCTTGTCTTCATGCCAGATGTGCCGATGTCATAATACTCACTTGTTGGGTGTGCGTGATATTCTTCTAGCGCAAAGAATTGAGGGTTTGAGCCGTCGCCTTTCTTTTTGTCCTCTTCGCTTAAGCGAGCAAAAAACGAGTTGCTCTTGCTATGCATAATTACTTTTTGGGCTAAATCGTCATGAAATTTTGTAACTATTTTGCCCTTAAGCTCGGGACATGCCGCGGATATTGCTCTGGCCTCACCCCACACATAACGGGTTTGATCCTTTTTAGTAGCTGCAATATAACACTCCGAAGATTTGATTCCAAAACCTGACATTTCATAAAGCGCCTGGATTGCCAGGTCTTGAGATTTAGCATTTTTTCTTCCTACCTGCCAATAACTTTTTCTAAATCTTCTGCGTCCGTTATCTTGATGTACCCAGCCATAAATATTTCCAAAGATAAATTTTTCGACTGGCTCAGGTATTTTTCTTGCCCCTGTCAAGGGGCCTTTGGTATGCCTGAAAAAAGGCATCCATCTGAGGTATTTGTTTGCCTTACCTATGTCAAAAAAATAAGGAAAGTTTTTTTGACCTTCCCTTGTTAAATCTCTCAGAAATCTTTCACAAGCCCATTTGTGTTTTTGGCAAGCTATTATATCGCCTGATATTACATCTTCGCAGTATTGAGTCAGTTCTTCGATTGTAGCTTCAGCTTGAGTTCGGGCATCTTCTAGGTTCATATGCCATACTCTTCCTCTAACGGGTTGCTAGGCTGTTTCTTTTCCTGCTGTGGCACATTCTTGATTTTAGCCAGGATATTTAATAAGAGCCGATCTTCATCAGCCCTCATCTCTTTTTGTGTATCGCGAATTGATTTCCTTATGTCTTTTTTATCAATAAGTTTCCTGGTCCTTTTAAGCCTGTCGATTTCCTCAATCCACATCGAATAATTTATACAGTATCTTTCAAGGATTCCCACATCAGAGCTTTTAAATAAATCAGCTCCGGCCTGTTTTGCCTTTTTATAATCACTTGTTATTTCAACCCATTTCTTATAGGCGACAAGATCATTTTTAACAGTTTCGGGACAAATAATTACATCCGATCCAATCTTAATTTCGGATGACTCCCTGTCTTTTATTTCCTTTTTGGTCAAGTGCTTTTTCTTAGTCTGTTTTAAAACTGCTATGGGCTGCGCATTTCTTCCCATGACACCACCTTCCTCCTGAAATAATCTGTAAAGGGAACTTTTTTTGTAGATGTG